CATCTATCTTCCCTGTTGCTCCAGTCTTTACTACCTGATTCACATTTCCTTCTAGTGTCTTGTAGTAGAGAAATGATGATGCAAGTTGTACCCATCCATTGGTAGCGTTTCTGTAGTACACAGTTCCGTCACCTCCTGAAGTATCTGCTCCGAGATTAGGATGGTTTGAGTTATCTGCTGTTGATGTTGTCACTACAATCCAGTAGAAAGCACCAATAACGAGAGCTCCGTACTCTGTTGTAAATATAGCCTCGAACTCTGCTGCACTTAACCCTAGCCACTTTGCGTTTGTAAGTGTCACTGTTGCAAGGTTTGTTCCTGTCGGAGCGATTCCTGCACCTGCATCAGCTTGTAGTGAAACTGTTACTGTACCCGTGAATGTACCTGTATCAGCTTTCTTGAACAGTGAGGCACCTCGCATCTTTGTCTTTGTCGCAACAAATCTTTGTGCCAAGTCATTATTTTTAGTAGTTGCATCTGCCTCTCCCACTGCAATAGTATTTGTTGATACTAGCTGAGTTTGTAGCACTGCTGATTGGGTGATTTCGTTTGTCGAAACAAAGTCTGTGATTCTGTTCTCAAAGTTTACAAATAATTCTGTTGCGCTTTTTGCTACACCCACAAAGATGTCATTTGTTGGAGCTGTTTGTGTAATATCTCCTACTGTTGTAGAGATGTATTGCGATGCTCCTGGAGTCATCCCTGATTGGTTCGTATCAGTTCCTCGCACAAGTACACCACCTGTGATTGCAACACCATCAGTTCCTGCTCCTTGAGCAATACCAAATTGTGTATCATCTCCATACGCTGTATCTGCATCGGCTCTGTACCATTCTTGGTCTGTAGTATTAAAGTATAGGACTCTTCCTATTGTAAATGTTTCGCCTGCATTTCCTGTAGCGATAACTTTTGCATAAGAAATAGCGCCAGCCGATCCTGAATCATCAACATATCCCTTTGTTGCAAGTTCTTCTCTATTTGAAAGAGTTGGTTCTGTTGCATATCTTAGAGAATTTGGAAGAGCATCGTCTCCATTAATCATTCCCTTAAGTAGCTGTATGATCGGCGCATCGGTTATTTTTATATTGGCTCCCCGCCTGTGAGAGAACTTGTTTGCATTCACTGATGTTTTTCCATCCGCATATGATACCCCTCTTATGAGTGAAGTCATTTCGGTTCCATCTACAGTTCCACAAACTATCTCCGCTTGGGCCGATCCTTCGTCTACTGTTATACATACAAGCCCGGACAATGCACCACCTCCTCTCACCGCGTTTGCGGTCAGAGTTAAGCTCGTCGATGCTGATGTTATTGGTGATGCTAGTGAGGTTTCCCACACTGCTGCTATTTCGGGTAATGACATATTGTATATATTAAATTATTAATGTTGTTTTGTCGCATTTATACTGTTCGTGACGGAGTGTTCTTCCTTCCTTTGTCTCTGATGTCTTTAAACTTTATCTTATTCGCCTGGACGTACCCCACCTTTGTGGCCACAAGTCTTACCTGTACATCTACAAACTTGTCGGAGTTTACCGGGAAGTCTACCTCGAATGGACTCGCTGTGTCCGACCCTCCTGAACCAATTGTTTTTGACCCAAGTGTTGGACCTCCGATTGATGTATTTTTTCCTGCGTCCACGTAGATTCCATCGCCTTGGATAGTGAACACCTTGGTGAATGATCCACTGTCGTATGATAGCCACACCTCTAGCTCCTGCTCTTTTTGGATAAGTCCATCTATAACCATTTTCCGACAGTTCTTTAGGTGATCCGTTCCGAGGTTGAGCGCTGATGATGTCCAGTAGTTTTCTATCACGTCTCCATCCTCGTCATATCCTGAAAATAGGATGTAGCAGTTGTTGGTTATTGAGTCTCCTGCGATTAGAAGCCCATCGTATTCGGCCAAGCACCCCACGTAGTAGTTGAGTCTATCCCACACCTTATTTTCTGATGCGATGTTTCGTATCCAGGTTACTGAATTGTGATTATCTGCTATTCCATTTTGTTTCGCCTGGGATGAGAATATTTCATAGTCTCCCCATCGATACACTACTCCCTTTGAGTGTCCGAATTCCGACAGGTTAATTCTATCCGAGATTGGTTCCGGCTCGATTGTTGTGATGTCAGTTCCCTGGAGTACCTTCATTTTTCTGTACTTTGGTTCGCTTGGATTTGATAGGTCGGCCATGATTATTCCATCCGGTGTTTGGTGCGCTGCGAGTGTGTGTGGAATACCTACGTTTCGATACTCAAGGTTTACTGACTCTGTGTCATCTACGCTTGATTGAAATTGCCATGTCTTGAGTTCGTGAAAGCAGTATACTGTCGTGTTGATGTTGTAGATGGCCATTAGCTTTCCACCACCTGTGTCTTGTCTAAACGATTTTCCTTGTCCGTTTAGGTTTCCTGTGAAGTCTAGGATTCCTGTCGAGGTTGATGTCTCGTGGTAGTACGATGCGGTGATTGCTTGCGCGTTTGTTGGTGCTGTATTGAAAGTCACAGAGAATGCTCCTGTTGCGTAGTTTATAGTCCCGGTTCCGCCGAGGTCACCTACCATGTTTCCATCACGATCGTCTACGAATGTTTCCACAGTATCGGTGATTGATGGGAACATCACTGTTTTTGGCGCTGTGGCGACAGCAAAGGTCCCGGTGAACGTTATTGCCACACCTGTCCCTGAGCCCACATTCTCCCCTGTGACCTGCGTGAAGTCCGATAGTTGGTCTTTGTCGATATATGACAAGTAAAGCCCTGTACGGTCATTATTACCTGCTACAGTACCATTCCTCTGTCCGGCGAAGACTCTTGATTGCCCTGGATGGAATACTCCCCACCGGTAGTTGTTTACCTCCTGGTCTACCGCGCTTCCGGGATTTGCTGTTGGTATCTTATAGACTGATGAGTTCTGCGACCCTATGTACATAAAAGACCCTGCAAGGCCTTGGTATAGTTTCATCCAAACATCCTCTCCGTTTGCAGTCGCCGGGAGCAGGTCAGTATCGATTTCCACAGTGTCGTCCAGGTCCGCATCATAGTATTTTACTTTTCGGCCATAAGCGAAGAACAGCACCTCGGTTCCGTTGTACTTTTTTCCTCTACCTATTCCGGTCACCCTTCCTGTACCATTTACTCTGGTTTGCCCCAGGAGCGTATATCCTCTCCGAAGAGCGATACTGTCTTGCTCCTTTGAAGTGACCCAGTTGAGCGCATCTGGCGAGTACCCCGCCCTGAGTGTCTTTATATCTCTTACGGAAGTGTTTTGTCCGTAGAATGTGTCTATTGTGAAGTCATTAATAATCATATTAAATATCGTTAGTCGTATCGGTTTATGGCACCTGATCTGAACCCTCCTCCATATCCATCTGTTGGGTCATTTGACTGAATGGCTCCGAGTGACTTTTCGTTGTCCCAGGACTCCATTGCGTTTTTAATTGCGTTTAGTACCGCTTGGTTTGAAGGAAGCATTTGTCGGTTGATTGAGTCGTAGTCGACTGCGCCTTTGTGAATTCCTATTGCATAGTATGCGAGGATAGGCAAGAACCTTGAGGGGAAAACTGGCCACGCTATCGTCGCTGAATCCTCCAGGTCTACCTCTGCGCTTGTTGCTAGATATGTCAGCCAGATGTTTCCACTGAACGGAGGTTTTCCGTTGAGGTAAAGTATCTTTGCGTTCTCATCATATACACAGGTGTGTGATGAGTCCTTGAACTCTAGTCGTTGATCAAATGGTTTCAGCGTGTAGTATTCTACTCGATTTTCTCCATCAAATATCTTTAGCGCAGTTCCATCGCTTGTGACGTATATTCTCGACAGGTCTGTGATGGTCGACAGGTCGATTGCAGTTTGCCACGTACCTGATGCGCTTACTACCTTTGTGGTATCTGTTTTGAGTAGCACGTTCCATGGTCGCTCTTCTTCCAAGATCGCTTTGGCGTTACTTATGAGTATGTTTGCAAGGGACACGTCGATAGTCGCACCTCCATTGAGTTGCGTTAGAAAGTTGTATAATTCTGTGCCTTTTGTAATCATATTATTGTGCTAAATCATTTATACTAAATGGAGGTGTTTGTGTCGCATTTTTCTCTTCTTTTCCCTTTTCCATTGCCTCTGATATCTTTTGTTCGACAATTGTCCCCACGTTATCCACGATCGTCTGTGCAAGCGTTTGAAGTGTTCTGACAAGGTCCATGTTTAACTGTTCGTACTTTTCTACCTTCTTACCAAGTTCCTGGACGATAACGTCTAGGTCTTTTTCTGTTTCTTCTTTTTTTTCTGTTTCTTTTTCCATAATTGTTTTTTGTCTTGGCGCTATCTCAACCCTCCGGGGAGAGCTGAGTAGTGCAGAGACTTTATCGAGATTATCGACTTAGTGGTTCTGAACCTGAGAATGCTGATGATGCTACTGCATATGAAACAATTTGCGGAGCTTGGTCTGTGAAGACTTCGATTCCGTAAGCTGTCCATACGATGTAGTCTCGTCCGATTTTTCGGCTCACTGAGTTTTCTTCCATTGAGGGGTTCTTTTGAACCACAAGAGAACATGATCGTGCAAGCGCAAAGATGCAATTTACTTTCTGTTTTACAACAGTGAAGATTGCAGATGTTACGTTTGTCGATACTACAATAGTACCTTTTCCTGCTCCTTGGAGAGTCATGGTATCTGCTGCGTTATCGTTTACTGCAACGAAGTTTCTAAGTAGTCTTTGTTCTGCTCGAGTTGCTGATGAGGCACCTGCATCTGCTGATTCCGCTACTGAAGTTCTTCCTCCTGCATTCAAGAATGCTGCAAGGTTAGCTCGAGTAATGTCCACAGTTGATGCGATGTGAATCTCAGTTGCTCCTGTTGCTGCTGACAGTGTAGAAACAAAAGTGATTACAACACCATTGATTGTGACAGTTTGTCCGTTCGTAGGATTTGTTGCCATTGCAAGTGTTACTGATCCTGAAAGTGCGTTCGAAGTGAAAGTTTCAAACCCTTGGAAATAACCTGAGTATCCGTTTCGTGATACTTGGTCTCCAAGTAGAGTGTCTTTTCCTCCTAGGTACAATTCAATCGCTGTAAGAATTTCTGGAGAGATTGCCGCTGCAGGCATTCCTTCTGGAACTTCTAGCTTCATCTTTGAACTAAATCGCTTGTGGTATACCACGTTCTTTAGTCGAAGTTTTTGCATGGCAGTAGTGAAGACTGTTGCAACGTTTGATGCAGTAAGTACGTGTCCGTTTCCGGCTGTACCTGCAAATGTTCCATCATCCATCACTGTTCCTGCGCCTAGGTGCAATTGAAGCAATACGTCTGCATCGATTTGGTTAATCAAAGCATTCGCAAGTTTCTGGCCATACTTTTGCTTAACAGGAAGGTGAGCTTGTAGCTCGTCAAGTTTCTTGATGTAGATACTTGATTCCTTCTCGTAGTTGATAGTAAGTGTTTCTTGAGTGTCAGTAATCGCTTGTGGATCGTAACTTCCGTCTCCTCCCATGTCATTCACATCAACATCTGATGCGAACGATCGAGCAATTGTTTGACCCTTTGTGAGTGACGCTTCTAGACGTGAGTCAGCAAAAATTTGATACACGGGCTCTTTGTAGTGAGACATCTGGTACTCTGCTGAGAACACAGTTTTGAAGGTCATTGTATTTGGGTTCATATAATGATTTTAAATTAACGTTTAAATGATAATTTTTCGTCCATTACTGTCGGTTGATAGCTCACCATTAGATGAAGTTGCTTTATTGTATTCATTGTACCAAGCAATGGTCTCGGATTCGGTCATCTTTGAGAAGTCAGGTGATGTATTTAGGTCTACTGTTGTAGTTGGTTTCACACCATTCTTTTCTTGAGGACTTTTTGACTCGAGGCCACGTTTTTTTGGTGAGATAAGTTTCGATAATGCATCCTTGCTTTTGTATATGATGTAGTCAATTTCTTTATCGTGATACTGGTCAGTATGAGCAAGTTCACTTAATTTACTTTTGATCACTTCTTTATCTATCTCCGATAGTTCTGGGAAAAATTCTTTTAGAGTTGGAGCCGCTTGGTCGAACTCTTGATTGAATGATTGCTCATCGCTCTGTGTGTTCGATATCCGCTTTGCATCGTCAAGTGTCCGCCGATCATCCTCTGAAAGTGACGAGATATCCTTGGTCAAGATTGTTTTTAGTTGCCTTAGAGTGTCCGGGGACATCTCGTTTTCTTCAGCAAACTTTGACAATTCGTCCTGAACATCTTCATTCTCTTCCTGGGTCGAAGCGCTGTTTCCTTTTTCGATGATAGCTTTTAGTTCCAAGTTTTCTCTCTCTAATTCTTTGCTTCGCTCTTTTTCATTTCTAAGGTCTTTCTTTTTCTCCTTATACTCTTCATAGATACGTCGCGGTTTACTAGCTTGTTTCTCCTCTTCTTGATTCTCGGGTTTTTCAGGCTCTTCTTCATGATCGTCTTTTCCTTCAGGGTCAGCTTTCGGCTTATCTTCCGGTGTGTGATCGTCTTGAGGTTTCGCTTCTGGTTCCTTTGTTTCAGGAGGAGTTGGATTCTCTAGTTCTGGTAAGTCGACTCCGTTAGCTTTCAAATCTTCCAAATATTGTTTTTCGTCCATGGTGTATTTATTTATGTTTCGTTCTCACGAAAAATGGTTTTGTAGTCATGTCCATTAACACCGCTGTTCTTAAAACCTGCACAGCTCGGGAAAACCACACTAATGATGTGATTTATCGGACCTTGGATATACCAAGGTCTTAAAATTACACCAACTTTCCTCCTGTATTTTCAGCGAATTCCTCCGCCTCCTTCTTTGTCTTGAAGTCTTTGTATGCAATTGGTCCTTTTCGAGTTCCGTTTTCGAGTAGCTCCCGGTACACAGCTTTAAATGCTCCTGCTTCCTCTGCTTCTGGCGCTGATTCTTCTGCTCGTCCTGGATCAAGTGCTTCTGCTGCGGCTTTCTCAGCTGCTTTTTTTGCTGCGGCTTTTTCTGCTGCTTCTGCCTTTGCTTTTTTTTCTGCTGCTAAGGCCTTAGCCTCTGCTTCTTTGTTGTTTGACATTGTTTTATATTATAAATTATTAACGCTTTTTTAATCTAGCAATTATGCAACACTATGTCGCATTTATCGCCTGCTCAATTTCTCTTTTGATTGTTTTCACTATTCCCTTCGCATCTACATCCGAAAGCATAAGCTCAAGCATGAGCATGATTGCATCCTGTTTATTCCACAAGTTTGCTCGGTCCTGGTCGCTTAGGCTACGATCGTATGCAAGTTTTACACCAATTTCTTTGTATGCGCTTTTGAATAGCTGCACGATATGTTCTGTGTACTCATGCTCCTTCCATGATGCAAGTGGTTCATTCTCACTTAGTACTTGTTGCCACTGGTCTAGGGTGCGCCGATTATCCTCAATGATATCTGAATCAAGTTCGTCATCTAGGAATATCTTCCTTATCCTTTCCATTTGGTTGTTTTCGTTTGACATATTATTATATTGTGTCTTCGGCCATACTTAGTGCTTTGCTCATTCCTCCTGGCATTCCGGGGTTCTCCGCTTTGGACTCTGGAGGCAGTTGCATTCCTTCTGGTTGTTGTTGCCCTGCCATCCCTTCATTCTCTAGCATCTTACGTTCTATGTTTTGTCTTGCAATCTCTTCGTGTTGCATTGCATAGTCAATCATTTGTTGAAACTTAGGACCGAGGGTTGCTCGCTTATCTGAGGCAACGTCCACAATCTTTTGGACGAATGCGATGTTGGCTCCGTACCATATCTGTGGCTGTTGGCCCATCAGTATGAACTGTACCGCCTCTGCAGCTTTGGCAAGTGCCTTCCGGTCCTGGAATGTTTTCATGTCTAGGAACTCTGCTACCTCCGAGTCATCATACTCTCCAATTGATGTGAGGATCTCTTCGTTGAGCTTCTGTGGGTTCACAGTTCCTGGCATGATCATCTTTAGAGCCTCTACTCTTCGGTCCTTCTTCATTTCTGATTCTTGCACCTTGAGGTCTGATGATTCTACGAATATGTCGATGTCCTTATCAGTGTTCAGGTCTAGTCTTGTGATGTCATCCCAGTCCCATCCACCTTCGCCCATGATTCGTACAGCCATCTTCCCAGGCATGTGGTCTTTGAGTCCCCAGATGTATGATTTACCAAGGTCGGCCATCATGTCCTGGAATGGTTGTGATCCCCATCCAATTCGTTTTGATACTGACTTCTGTTCTGCGAATGTCACTGATGCTTTCTTTGATACGTTTTGTACACCTCCCATGGCTAGGTCGGTTGCTCCTGTGTTTCTTCCGAGTGACCCTGTGATCCAGTCGATGAGGTTCACAGTTCCTTGTAGCTCGCCTGTCTTGAATTCAAATACCCCTTGCGCGATTTGCTTTGTACCTCCTTTTGTATCTGCAGGCACCAATGCATCCGGTCGGTGCATGGCCTCGTCTAGCTTTCGCACGTCCTTGAACATGTCCTTGTCATAGGCTCTCGCTCCGAAGTTTCTCTTTTCTCGGTTGGTTAGCTCCTGGTTGAACATCGCTACGATCGCATCTGCTGCAGGGTAAAGGTCATCGGCGTACGACTTTGATAGGAAGTTCTTTTTGTCCTGGTGAGTTGCAAAGGTTTTCCAAGGGTAGAGTCCTGATGAGTCTATGTTCTTCCACTTCTCGAAGCGTAGCCATGTCTTGGTCCAGGGATGGAAGCATAGGTAGTATCGCTCTCCTTTTATGTTCAAGATATGTTCTGCTATTCGGAACACTGGTTCGCCTACGTATGTTTCGCTTGTTGGATCAAGGCCAAGTGGTTTGAACCTTGCGAGCCTTTCATTCATGTCCATGTTTTCTCGGTCCGGGAGGTACTCCTGGTCAGCTGACCTTTCCACGAGTAGTTTTACTTGCTTTGCATCATATATTCCGGCTTCAGCTCCTGATTCCAAGTCTGACTTTGTTTTTTCTACGTTCTCCACACCTGCGAAGAGGTGATTCTCCAGGATGTATCCTCCTTCCGGTTGGAAGTTGAAGTCAGTCAGGTCTACGTTTGTTATCTCTGATTTGTATTCAGGGTTTGATGTCGCTCGGTACTCTATGATTCCTACTCCGGTCATGATTGCATCCTTTCTGGCCATCCGCAGTTTTGATTCCCACTTACTGTTCTTGTTCGCATCCATCACTTCCATTTGGAATGCTGCGTTTACTTTCTTTACCTTGAAGTAATCCTCCGGTCCTCCTTCCTTAAAGTTCAGGATGATTGGCGTGTCGTATTGTGTATTCAAAGTGTCAATCATTCCGGGGAACACTGGGATGGCTACGTTGAAGAGTTGTCGTAGTTTCTTTGGTGTCTTGCCATCATATAGCTCATAGAATTTTGTAGTCCTGGCTATTCTAGGTTTCTTGAATTGATGGCAGGCATTGATTTGTAAAGTTGCACGCCTAACAGCATCCTCTGCCATTGTTTCTTTTTCTGTTTGGTCGAGGGTTGACGATTTTTCTTCAGTAGAGTTTTTGTATTCTTGCATAGTGATAAAGATATCAGGTTATGTGTTTTTTGTCGCATTTACTTCGTTGGTACGCTCTCGAGCATCTTATACATCTACCTTTCGAGTGGTACTTCACCACTGTGAATGCTATCTTGCAGTCCGCACATCGCCCGGCGAGGTTTCCGTTTGGAACCAGTGGGTTCTTTACGTATTCACAGTGGGTGCAGGGCATGAACTCAATGAGTATATCCCTTGCGATCGACTCTCTGATGTTTGGCAGTAGGAATATCTCCTCGCACCGGTGACACCTCTTTTTAATGTTCTCGGGCCTATTCATTGAAGTTGTCATTTAGTGGACCTTCATACGGAGGTTGAATGAAGGGTTCTTCGCATCCGTTTATGCATTGGTATCCATCATTCTTATCAAGCACAGCATCAGCATCGGCCTGCAGTAGTTTGCATATCTTACATCTAAACATTTTGTTTCTATCGTATTGTTTCGATATCATAGTTTTAGTATTACATGTCTAACCCCGGTGACTCATAGTCAGGCTGTTGATAACTTTCATTGCTTTCTTCTGACACTTCTGATTGATGTCTTGTTTCGTACGCTATCGCGCAGGCCATGAGTAGGTCGAAGTGTCTCGTTGTTAGTCTTGGGTCCACTTCGTTTTCCATCAGGTCATCTCTTGAGTACGACTTGAGTTCGTTGATGAGATTCTCGTCCGACAGTTCCAGGTGTCCATTGGCCACCGCAGCTTTGAGGTTTGATAGTATTTTGTTTTTAGTGTGCATGTTCGTGTTGTATCCGTACTCTCTTGTCTTTGGAGGCATCCCGGATCTTGTGCTTTTTACGTCTCTGAAGTAGAGGTTGTTATATTCTAAGTGTCGGAGCCTTGCAATGGTCTGGTCGTACTTATTGTTTTCCACAGCGATTATGCATTGCCCGAAGTGATCGCCCTGGCTCATCAGCTCGTCTCCGAATACCATTGGGTCGATGGTGTTGTTGGCGAACGTTGCTACCACCCTCGATGGTGTTGTTGTGAAGTCTATGAACACAGAGGTTGAGGAGTCGAGTCCTACTCCGCCGGCGACATCTGCTCCACATCCAATTCGATGTCCTGGTGTGTACTTGTGGAATATCTTGAAGCCTGCGATTGTTCGTATCGGTTCTTTTTTTTCTTGCTTATTGAGTGTGTCTCGGTCAAAGAACACGTCTGCTCCGGCTGATGGTTGGCCTAAGTATTCACCCTCGAAGTCCTCGGCGTTATCCTCGATCGTTTGTATCTCTTCCTTGGTGTACGCTTGTGGCCACGTAGGTTCTCCGTCCTCTCGAATGGGTGTGTTTATCATTCTTCTGTTGAGTGCTTTTTTCATAACAAGTCTGTGAACGTTACCTCGCTCTGATACGTAGTTGCAGTTGTACAGCGCTGCACCTGATTTTGCGAGTCCATCTTTTGCTTCCTCCATGTTGTCCCATATCTTTTGAGTTTCGACTGCGGACCTTAGCGTTTTTCTAGTTTCGAAGTCATCGAACCACACGAAGTCCGGGCGCGCCTCTTCCTGGATGTCTCCTCGTTGATCTACTCCCACTGAGTCGGCCTGCATCTTTATTCCTGATGATGTCGTGAACACGCTCATCCGCTCCGGTCTCTTCTCTGTGGTCTTTTGGAATATCTCTGGGTAGTACTGGAGTACTCTTTTTCTAATAAGTAGGTTGTACACATCGGTTACAATCTGTACCGCATTCCCTTGGTCGGCGCTCAACACCTTGATGTACTTTCTCGACATGTTGGCATCGTTAGCTATGCAGAAGGCCACGAAGAGTTTGGTCCGGGTAGTCTTTGCTGCTCCTCGGAATGCTATGTCGGTGAAGAACTTTATTGTACCTCGGTACACGTCTAGGTTTCCCCTATCGATTTCGTTGTGGAATGGCGCATCATCGAAGGCAAAGAACTTTGGATAAAAGTGGCGAGTCCACAGGTTGAAACGAAAAATCACCTCATCGCTTGGAGTGTTCGAGTTGAACTTGAAGATCGCCCTAGTCTTTATCCTGTCCTTGCTTTTTAGTATTTGAAGCAAGTCCCATGAACCTTCGGACGGCTTCGTTTGCTTTTTCGTCGATTTCTTCATCTTGTATTTCGATGTCTAGATTAATGTTTTTCTGCACAGGTTTGTCGTGCTTTCTGTCCATGTAGTCTTGATAGAACTTGTAGTCTCCGAGCCTCGCCTTCTTGATACCCATCTCAAATATCTCTAGCTCCATCTTGTCCGGGTCGCCTCCATTCTTTTTAGCGAGCGATATCATTGCTTCGCGCATCAGAGTTCTGTAGTTCTTTTGTCCTTTAGGACGACCGTTAGGATTACCTCCTGGTATGAGATTTAATTTTCTCTTTTCTATACCAGTCAGTGTTTTTCGAGTTTCATTCGAGTTTTTGACCTTAGTCGCTTTTAATGGTACAGTTTTTTTTACTAGCTTTTTGGCCATTTTATTTTCTTCTTATTCTTGACCACCTCGCCTCCTTCAGTGAAGTCTACCCACCTCTGTACGATCACGTCACAGTATTTTGGGTCTAGCTCTAGTCCATAGCATAGTCTACTCGACTTCTCGGCTGCAATCACTGTTGATCCTGATCCAAGGAATTGGTCCAGGACGATGTCATCCTCTTTGGTACTGTTTGTGATTGCTTTAACCACTAGCTCTACAGGCTTCTGGGTCGGATGCACGTAGTCATTCACGTTTGAACGTTTCATTGACCACACCGTTGATTGCCCACCCTCGATTGATTCCGTTTGTTTCCGGAGCCAGTCGAGAGCCTTGAGGTCATCTGCAGGTATTTTCCACACTGTTGTTCCTCGCCTGTCACCATAAAAACTTTTCTTTTTGTTCAGGTAGCAATAATAGAAAGGCTCATGTTTTGTCCTGTAGTCATTCATGCCGAGTCCGGCTGATGGTTTATTCCAGATGAGTTGTGTATCTATGATGAAGCCTACATGGTTTAGCGCCATGTCGAAGTCGGTCATTGTCTTGTGTGAGTGAAAGACATAGCATCCGGCGGTCGCCTTAATGTTCTCCTTCATTCGTTCGAACGTTCCGAGTAGGAACGTAGAGAACTGCTCGTCTGACATCTTGTCATTCAGGATTGTGTTCGAAGTCTTTTTACCTGTACCTGAGTAGTTCACGTTGTACGGAGGATCTGTGAAGACTGCATCCGCCTTGTGTCCATCCATAAGTTTCTCCAGGGCCTCGACACTGGTGCTATCTCCACAGAGGAGTCGGTGTCCGTTTAGTTCATACAAGTCGCCTAGCTTGCTACGTGGTTCGTCTGGTAGTCCCGGAACGACGTCATCCTTTGAGTCCACATCAATTATGAGGTCAGCTTCGAAGCCTGTCATCTCGAGTAGTCGCATCTCTAGCTCTTTGAGTTCCTCGATTACGAGTTCCATATCCCAGTCTGATTCATTCAATTTGTTGTCGGCGAGCCGATACGCTTTCGCTTGCTGTTCGGTCAGGTCTACGACCTTTATCCATTCAGGTTTCACATCCCACCCAAGCATTTGCAGCGCTGCGAATCGTCCATGGCCAACAATGATTACTCCATCATTATCCACGACGATTTGTTGGTTCATTCCAAACTCTTCAATTGACTTTGCTACTTGCTCAATCTGTTTCTTGGGATGCTTTTTAGCATTTTTTGAGTAGGGTCTGATATCCATAAGTTATTTTTTACTTTTTACTCTCTCATCAGCTTCCTCTTGGGTTTTTCCCGATGCTTGAGTCTTGCCATTTTCTGACACAGCTGTGAATATTCTGTTAGGCTCTATTGCCTCATCAACAACACCTTCCTTGAGGACCGCATCAATCATCAGCTTTCTCACTTCGATTTCATCCATGATGTCAGTTATCTCTGGAGAGTTCATTGCGAGTTGATTTGATTTCTGATCTCGTGCATTTTTAAGATTACTCATACGATCAACAATTAATTTCTTTGCATCGTAGTTATCCTTTGACTTTCCTTCGATAGCATCAAGCTCCGCTTGCAGTCCTTCGATTTGAACATTAATCCTTTGAACCTGCATGGTGTATTTGTGTTGCACAAAAAGTATCACATCAAGCTCCTGGAGTTTCTTGTTGATTTCTTCTTTATGCGCAGTTACTACCTGCTCTTTGTTGAGCTGACTTCCATCCTCGTATGGAATTAGTATCTCACCGCTGTTTGAGAACACAGGTTGTCCGTTGGCAATTGTATTCTTTGACAGTAGCTCATTGATTCCATCTGAGTCTGATAGTTTGAAACTTTGATATTTAATCATATTATTATTTGTTACTTTCTAATCTTGCTTGTTGGTCTTTTTGAAATGGCATCCAATCCCATTGTCCTCCTTCTTGCCCTTGTGACACTTTTTCGTTAAAAAACATTCCTGATGGATTTAGCACACAAAGGCTTACCTCTGTTTCGCTAATGACTTCTGTAATGACTGCAGCACGATCCACTGAAGGGAACTTTCCTCCCGCGCTTCCATAAGATTTGTAGTAGACCATTCTTCCTGTTGTCGGTTTAATATTATTTGACATCTTGTTTTTTCTTATTTCTTTTAACTTCGTTCATAAATAAAGCGTGCGCTCGGTGATCCTTGGGACTTATCTTTGCATGCTTTTTCAAGGCAACGTCCCTCATGATTTTTGTCCTCTCTTCTGGAGGGATATTTTGCCACCTTTTTTTTGCAGCTATGGATTGGTTCCTTGACATGGTCTGATATTAGCACCTGCCTTGCGTTACTGCAACCATACGTTATACACAGGGGTTTATTGCCATATTACGCACCATAACTTGACAACCCGTCAAATTATGTGAATTCGTTTAAACGTTGGTATATATAGCTTTTGCCTCTAACTTGCACACCTTTAGGGGGTGTGCAAGGGGTGTGCAAGGGGTGTGCAACCTCCACAGAGCGTTATATATTCCCCTCTCCTGTCTATTTGCATACCTCACACACCTATTTAGGGGGTATAAACTAGTAGGGAAAGTACAGCACCAGTGGACCCCACCCCGATCCCCCACCCCCACCCCAGTGTTGGGAAAAGGTATGCAAATGTTGTCAAGGTGTGCAAGCCCCTTTGCCACACTCGTCTAAGGCTTGCACACCCCCCTTGCACACCCCCTATTTGTGGTGTAATACTGTCAAAGGTATGCAAGTTTTCCCCATAATTAGGGTATCGGTACCCTTATTTGTATTGTATAATGCTAATTAGATGCACTGTACTCACTTAAATAATCAGAGACACCTCACTACTTTCACGAGCATTGGGGTGTTTTTGATTCCCATGATATGATATATCTATGAATAATCACCCTGATTCACAGAATATTGATGACACAGAAAAATATGCAGTTATGCAGGATCCATCCGACTTGAACGTTTGTGATTCTTGCCAGTAACATGGTACAATTAACTAGTCGTATTATTCATGTTTACGACAGACCTTTTAATTTTTTTTTTGTTATTAAATAAAAATTTACCTTAGCAAGGCACATCCGATTTCCCCGGGTGTGTTTTTGTTTACTATATAAAAGTGTATAACTTTTTAATCACGCGCTTGGAGGGTGTATAATTAAATAGAAAGGAGAACATTTATATGGAAATACAACCGCTACTATTCAAAGAAGTCTTCGGAAAGTACATGTACTGGCACGAAGTTCGCAGGGTATCTCGGTACTCAATCAGGTCATCAGCCCACGACTTTCTAAGGCAATGAAAAAGAAAGGAGAATGTCTTAAGTGTGGTAGCAAGGAACAAATGACCATGCACCACGTAATTCCCAAGGTATTCCGGGTGCCAACACGTCGGGTCCGGCTATGTCGATCGTGTCACAATTTGATTGAAAAAAGTATATCAGAAGAAGAACATCGCATCGGCAACCTCCACAAGGGAGAGCGCTATCAGCTCCGCAATATTGACTACATCTATATCCTGGACACCTTCCTTAATGGTTGAGTGTCTTTTTTACAGGATCCTTTTGGTTCTTGGCGTATTATTTGCATTGGTTAGTTATCTTTAATCTCTTTGTCTAGGGAGGAGAGGATATGCAAGCCGAGTTCAGGTTCTACACAATTATTTAATAATGTTCTCTTATCTCTTTTGTAGTTATAGAAATCTTGTATAAACATTCCCTGCTGTTCCATTTTTACTGCGAGAGTCATACCTTTGTCGTTTCGCACTTTCTTCCTAGTCTGACCAGTATCTGGTATTTCAAAGTTAGCCCAAAAATAATGACTCTGTATTTCTTGTGGTTTAATTAGTGGGTCATAATAACTGCGGACATTCTCAATAACATATTTGCCTTTGAAAAATTGTCTTAGTAGTATTATTTCTTCGTAGAGTTTCATATCAGGAAACTTTAGATTAAGTCCCCTTTGTGCGTGTAAGAAGTTCATTCGTGAATGAGTAGGGCAAGGAGGGCTACTCCAAATCAAGTCAAATTCTCTGAAATGCTCTAAAAGATACTGGTGAGCATCTCCAACTATCACAGTGTCGTTAGGAAAGAAGTCTTGGTAGATTTTGGCAATATCTGGGTCATTTTCTATTGCTACTATTTCGTGTTTATCTCCCCAAAGTTTGCGGTTCCCTCCTATTCCAGCGTACAAATTTAGTATTTTCATAATTTATTATATTATCAAGGCTTTTTCTTTTGTTGTTTCAATTACCACAATGTCTACCACTCCATATTGTCCGAGTTCTCCGTAAGACATATCTGGATTCTTTCTCATTTCTTTTTTTAGCATGGTTAGTGCAATTCTGATAAATATTTTTTTCATAATTATTTAATTATCTTTTATTTATTAGTTTCCAGTTTTTAATATTTATAGGTGTATCATTCCTCATTCCTCTTTCAAGTGCGTAGTCGTAATACTCAAACATCTTATCTTTTGTGTACTTGTGTCTTGTGAACTGAATCATGTCATCAAGTGAAAAGAAGTAGTCACCAACTTCGATTGTGCCTCCTATCTCATCAGCAATCCAATAGTATTCACTATCTTTTCCAAAATATCTTTGAGTAAATCTGTACGCAAGATTATCGCTCACTTGTTCCCACATTTCGAATGTTTCTTCTAGTTCTTTCATATTACTTTACTTTCTTTAATCTTTTTAAGTATTCCTCTCTTGATTCGCTCACATAGCTTTTATTGGTAAACCTTTCACACGCTCTTCCACAGAAACTCATTTTGCATGGATTGTCACAGTCTTTTGCGATACATATTTTTTTGGGTTTTTTCTTAATCATGGTCGTGGTATCCTTCCGGGATGTTTGATCCTCTTCCGTTGCATGTCCTGAAGTAGTTCTTCCTTCCCGGCATCAGGGTTTTTGCGTACTTCATCCATCGCGCAAGCGGGGTTTTTTTCCGTAGCCTGTTTTCCTTCGTCTGGTAGTCAATGAAGAACGGCTCGTGTCTTTTTATTATTTTGTTTCGTATGTATTTGATCATATTTAGTTTATCGGTTTATTGGTTCCTTTTCTTCGTAATATCTCACTCCTGGTACTTGCTTCCCTAGTTTCATTGCAGTCCTGATTTCCACCATGTCCGGTAGGATGTATTCTTTTGGAAGCATAGTTAGGTCCATGACCTCGAACTTTTGCACAGTTCTGAATGTCAGCTTTCCTTTTGATGAGGTCAGCTTACTCGGCGCTCGCTCTATCTCTTGGATCCGGTTCACCGCAGTTTCCACTTTCAGCTTTCCCTTTCCTTTGCCTACTCGCGCTGCTATTTTAGCTTCGGCTTCTCGCTCTATCCGGTCCTGCTCTGTTTGGTAGACTGACATTTTTCTTCTGATGTCTTTGATCACACCATCTAGCGCTTCCTCTGCAGGCTTCCATCTTGCTCGCTCCGCTTTCAGCGCTTCGTTCATTGGCTTGGTCACCTTCTCCTTCTCCTCTGTGATTGCCTTGAGTTGCGCTTTTGCGTTTGATAGGTGATCGTTGGCTTTCTCCATATCCCCTGTGTTCTTTATAGTTATCTCTGACATCTTGTCAGCTAGTGTGATTCCCTTCTTTATGATCGCTACTTCGTTTATTTTTTGCATAGGTTGTTGATTTTACTCATAATGGTGTAGTCTAGCTTGTTGTTGAATTTTTGCACTTCGTCTGACCAGTATCCATGTTTGTCTATCAGGTCTTGTAGCGCTTTTTGTATTTCTTTTATTTTTTGCATTGTGTATTTTTATTGTTATTAGTACTCTTGTATTATATCTTTATGCATGGTGTAAGTCAACATATTTACGTAGGGTTTTCCCCAGGTGTCGGGTTTGCTTTTTTTCCTTGCGTGCATCATACTTGGTACATGCTTAGAACTATTTATACAGACATTTTATTAATTTTGACGGACACACCATTGGGAAATCAACCTTCTCTAAGCAATATGGCGTGTCCTTTTAAGTTTGTAAGATATGAATAAAAAAAACCCCCTCGTAAAAAAATACGGTAAGAACGCTCAATGGGTGAATTGGAAGTTCAAGGTTGTGGGAGGTAGAAATACCAAGATACCTCTGCAGGCCAACGGAAGAAATGCATCATCGACTGACCCTTCTCATTGGCAGACATATAAGGATGCAGTCAAGAACGACCCCAACGTTGGTATTGTTTTTAAGCCTGATCGTTTGCTCCTGGGTGTGGACATGGATCATGTCCTTGAGGGTTTGAATATTGTTCACGAGAAACGTCAGCAGATTGCTGAGTTTATAATTCAGTCCCAAACGTATTGCGAGATTTCTCCTTCCGGGACTGGGTTGCATTTATATTTTGAAGTCACTGAGCCTTTCGATATGGTGTCTAATAGAAAAGAACCTTTTGAGCTGTATACTCATGGCCGCTATTTTACTACCACGTTCAATTCGTATAAGGAAGAGCAGGATGTCCGAACTGTTACGCCCAAGGAAGTCGAGGAGCTTCTTGCCATCCTGGACTACCCATGGAAGAAGTCTGTGGATCCATCGTCTGCAGTTCCTTCAACCATAAATGTTGGTGACGAGCGTTCTGATGATGTGATTCTTAAAAACATGTTTAAGTCTAAGAATGGTTCCGGCATCGAGCGATTATATAATGGAGACATCTCGGGCTATAAAGATGATGGCTCGTCTGCTGATATGGCCTTGCTCTCGCACCTCGCTTTCTGGACTGTGAAGAATGCTGTTCAGATGGACCGCATCTGGCTATCGTCTCCACTTGGTAATAGAGAAAAGACTCAGGATCGTGAGGACTATCGTGTTCGCAGTGTCGGGAATGCTATCGATAATTGCAAGGCGGTGTATGAGACTAAGGTCGAAAAAATTGCCAAGGAGAACCCTGGTATTAATTTTCTCTACGTTCTCAATAAAGAAAAAGAGAAACAGATTATCAGAAACACTGAAAACATCTGCAGGGTTCTTCGTGGCCATCCTGATTTTATCGGTCGGTATCGATACGACATATTCAACAATGCATACCAAATAAAGATTGGGGAGGTTTGGCGAGGCCTCGAGGATGCTGATGCTATTAATACACAGACTGCTATCTCTATCTTGTTCCCGGACTTCTTTGGAATGGTTGGAAAGGACATGGCGTATGACTCCATCATAAAAGTTTCTAAGGAGTGTGCGGTCGACACCGCCTCGGACTACATTACCTCCCTTGTGTGGGACAAGGTTCCTCGCGTTGATCACTGGCTCTCTAAAGTGTACGGAGTGGCTGATGATGAGTACCACAAGAAGGTTGCATCTAACTGGTTGAAGGGGTTGGTCAAGCGTATCGTACGTCCTGGATGTAAGTTCGATTACGTTCTGGTTCTGGAGGGTGACCAAGGTACCAAGAAGTCTACTTCTTTGTCGATCCTGGGGGGCGATTGGCATGTTGAGACTACGATGTCTACCGAGTCTAAGGACTTCTTCATGCAGTTCCAGGGTAAGGCTATCATCGAGTTCTCTGAGGGCGAGACGTTGTCGCGTACTGAGGTCAAGCGTATGAAGGCTATCATTACCACACAGGTTGATAAGTATCGTATGCCCTACGAGCGCGCATCGGTCGACTACCCTCGCCGCTGTGTATTCGCCATGACTACGAATCAGGAAGAGTATCTGAAAGACGAAACTGGTAACCGACGATGGCTACCTGTGAAGTTGGTTTTCCGGGAGGCTAATATCGATTGGCTAAAAAAGAACAAGGACCAATTATTTGCAGAGGCATATCATCGCGCAATCAATCTTGGTGAGACTGTCTACGAGTTCCCGGAGGATGAGACTCGGATGCAACAGGATTCTCGACGTGTCCTTGATGCCAATACTGACATGATTGTTGATTGGTACTGGCATTCGCTCACCGCCAAGCAACGGAACGATGGTGTCACTGTGCATCAGGTGCATCGTGACTGTCTCAACTCTGGCTTTGTTGCCAAGTCTATGGACAAATTGATTGAGATGCGGATCTGTGATGTTCTTCGGCTCACTCTTAAATTAAAAAAGAAGCGGAAGATGGTTGGGGGATCGCAGTCGGTGTATTGGGAGCCTGAGACTTTCGAGAAGGAGAATGTGGTTGATGAGTTTTTTAGGGTTGATAGTAAGTTCTAATAAAATAAAAATATGAAACAAATTGAAGCGTTAGAAATATTAAAGTCTGGTAAAAATGTTTTTCTCACAGGAGGTCCTGGGTCTGGGAAAACATACACCATAAATAAGTTTATCGAATGGTGTAGGGAGAATGACAAGCGAGTCGAGGTTACCGCCTCTACTGGAATTGCTGCTACCCATATCGGTGGGATCACAGTTCATTCCTGGGCAGGTATGGGAATCAAGGACAAGTTTACCGACAGCGACATTACCAACATCTTGAACAAGCCTTGGGTTATGGCTAAGTTCACATCGGCTAACGTTCTCATTATTGATGAGATATCTATGCTCGATGCTACCTTTGTTGATAACCTTGATCGCATCCTATCCATTGCTCGTGACGGAATTGTCAGGGACACGTCTCGGCGCTTTGGAGGTTTGCAGGTAGTCTTTGTCGGTGACTTCTTCCAGTTACCCCCTGTGTCTAAAGGGCGTGAGATTAGTTTCGCCTTTGAGTCTGATGCGTGGAATAATGCAGGCCTACTTAATTGCTACATTACCGAACAGCACCGCCAAGAGGACGATGTCTTTTTGGATATTCTCACGTCTCTTCGGGATGGAACTATCACAAAGGATCACGTCTCTATTCTCCGGGACCGGAATGTTAAGCCTTTGTCTTTGACTGGAGTCACTCAGCTGTTCACGCACAATATCGATGTTGATCGTATCAATGATGCTGCGCTCCGTAATATTAAGTCCGAGACCTGGCACAGTGAGATGGTTGAGGATGGGAACGAGTATCTTGTGTCGGTTATTAAGAAGGGGTGCTTGTCTCCTGAAACGTTGTATCTCAAGGTTGGCGCGCTTGTGATGTTTACTAAAAACAAGTTTGAGGAGGATGAGGTTGTTTTTGTGAATGGTACGATCGGCACAGTGGTTGGGTTCAGTGCTTATAATGAGCCAATTGTTGAAACGAAGGATGGCCAGACAATCAATGTCATAATGGAGGAGTGGTCTATCCAAGAGGGTAGAAAGGTTATTGCTTCGATTAAGCAGTATCCCCTTCGGCTTGCGTGGGCGCTGACTGTTCACAAGAGCCAGGGCATGACACTCGACAGTGCTATAATGGATCTATCCAAGTCCTTCGAGTATGGCCAAGGGTACGTCGCGCTTTCTCGTGTGAAGTCATTGGATGGATTGTTTCTTGAGGGATTCAATAGCCACTCGCTCAGGATGCATCCGAAAGTTATTATTGCAGATAAACAATTTCGCATATGAAAAATAAAGAATTCGATATAAAAGAGTTTCTACAGACACGCCCCTTATCCTGGAGCGCTATTTCCTCGTTCGAGTGGGACAAGGAACAGTGGTATCAGTCGTACATTATGAGAGCGCCTTTTATTGCATCCCCGGAGATGGAGTTTGGGAAGAAGTTCGCTGACTCCTGTGAGGTAGGCAAGCCTATGGCTCCGGTCACGATGCTTTCTAAAATGGAGCAAAAATTTAACGTTGTCTTTAATGGTATTCCCTTGGTTGGATATGCCGACACGTTTGATGATGTCACAAAGAGGGAGACGGGTGAGTACAAGACAGGAGTCAAGAAGTGGGACCAGAAGCGTGTTGATGGCCATGGCCAGATTACTATGTATGCATTGATGAACTTTATCACGAATGGTGCCAAGCCTGATGAGTGTAAGTTTTTCCTCGAGTGGATTCCCACTACCAGAACAGCGAATGGCGACTTCTCTGTGACGATCGCCTTGAAACAACCTGTGAAAGTCCACAAGTTTTACACTAAAAAAACAATGGCCGACATTCTTCTATTTGGCGTACTTATCAATAAAGTGGTCCTGGAGATGCAGAAGTATGTTCGCGCTCACGCATAGTTTTCCCCAGTTTCTACACCTTGCGTAACTATTTACACAAGGTATAATATACCAGTTCGATATTACATAAAAGTTTGATAATAAATTGATAAAAATATGGCAAAGAAAAAAGAAGTAGCAGTCAGTAATGAGGATATTCTCGCTCAGTTAGGTGAGAGCTTCCCCGCTCCTGAAGTTGCTCCAAAGATTATCCTCCCAAGACTTGGAATGTTTAGTCAGGATGTTACAAAAAAGGTTAATAAGAAAATCACTGTTATTCATTCAGAGGGAGATTTCTACATCGAACAGGAGTCTGAAGAAAAAAACAGTGACGGAAAGTTTATTTGGGAAAAGGAAGAGATTGGTAGTGAGATTGAGGCTATCGTTTTATATAAGCGAAAGCAGTTGCAGATGTATGACGAGACAACAGAGGAGTACACATCATCGCCGGTATTTGATACTGATGAAGAGGTGGTTCCATTGTTTTGCAATCGTAAGGAAGTGAATCGAGGAACGTCTGAGGACCTTATTGCTCAGTACCAGTACCAAGATAAGGATGGCAGAACTCGATCCAGTCTTGCTGAGGATACTATTTTGTACATCATGTACGAGAAAGATATCTACCAGTTTAACTTGCGTGGATCGTCTAAGTGGTCATTCTCTAATTTTGAACGTGACCTTCGAGGGAAGCCTGTTCCATCTGTTGTCACCCACATGAAAGGGGAGCATATGGAAAAAGGAAAGATTATTTGGTCTAAGACCATCTTCTCAGAGGTTCGCAATCTAAATAGTTCAGAGCTTGCTAATGTTCTTGATGAGGTTCAAAAAATTAAGAACTCTATTGCCCTCGAAAAGAAGCAATACCAAAACATTAAAAAGATTGAAAAGAAAGGCGCTAAGGATCTTGGTTCAGGAGACGATGGATTCGGAGGTCTCTAGTTCGTGTTTATACTCTGCCCTTTATGAGGGGGTAGCGATATGAATATGAATGTCCCATTGTACGATCATGCTAAAAAAATAGTTGACGAGAACAGAGCAAAGACTGGCCTATTTCTTGGCACAGGTTCGACCAAGACTCGTATCGCTCTGTGCCTCGCTCGTGGCAGGATATTGATTGTTGTACCTAAGTTTCAACGTGACGACCGCAATTGGCAGAAGGAAGTTATCAAGGTCCAAAAGAGTGAGCCTCGGTTCAACCCTGACATCACTGTGGTATCCAAGGAGGACTTCAGGCGTGACCATAAAAAGCTAGGGTATTTTGACACACTGATTGTCGATGAGGCTAGGAAGATGCTCGGCGTGTCTACTGCAGAGCGTACCTCTAATAAAATAAAATACCCAAAGACATCTACTTTTTTTGATTCTCTTAATTGGTATGTCAAAGAACATGACCCCAAGAGGCTTTACCTTTGTGATGCCAATATCGACAAGACTCCACTCACTGTTTTTGCTGCAGGTATCATCTTTGGCCGCAAGTGGAACTACTTTGATTTCAAAGATATTTTTTATACTTCTTATCGCCTTCCTGGCGCTTTCTACGATGTGTGGCAAGTGAGGGATGGTGAGGCTATAAAGGAACGTCTAGCAGGGTTTGTCCGGAGTCTCGGACATGTCGGTCGCCTGCAGGATTGGAATGATGTCCCTGAGCAAAACTTTAAGGAACATTATATTGATCTTACCGCTAAGCAGATTGCCAAAATAAAAGATATCAAGCTCGATTTCCCGGATCCTCGCGTTTATGTGCAAAAGGTGCATCAGATAGAGAATGGTATTTTGATTGGTAACGAGTTTACTCCGGATGAGGTGATTGGCACCAACAAAATGGATGCTATCCTAGACTACTCCGATGAGTTTCCACAGCTTATTGTTGTGGCCCTTTTTACTAAGCAAATTGAGGAGATTGAAAAGTTTCTTAAAAAGAACGGAAAGAACGTCATCACGCTCAGTGGTAAAACTAAAATTAAACATCGTGCCAATATTATGGATCGGGCGCGTGCAGCAAAGAACTGTGTTTTTCTGGTGCAGTCCTCTATCACCTATGGTTGGGAGCTAAAGGATTACCCTTGTATCGTATTTGCGAGTCGGTCGTACTTCTATGATGACTACGATCAGGCCCAGGGTCGCGTACAGCGAGCCGATAAGATAAAGAGGAACATGTACGTGAATCTAATCTCAAAGCCTCGCTACGAGCGAATTCAGGGCAAGAAAGTGGTATTAAACGACTCTGACCAGTCGGTGCATAATAGTTTATTAAAAAAAGAAAGTTTTTCAGAAGCCAAATATGCAAAAAAAAGAAGCTAGCTTTAGCACACAGTTTGGTCACTATCTCATGTCCGGGAGATTCAAAAGTCCTTGGGGACCTACCGAGCTTAAGGACACAAGGGGTAAGGAACGTTTTCCTTTCAAGGAGTTAAAGGAGGCTCAGGTCAATCACCTCCTGGCCTGTACTACTAAGAAAGGTATTGTTATGCGAACTATTGGCGCTACCGGCATCCCCGACCTGTGTCCATATAAGAATTCCCCGGCGTACGTTGCAATCAAGTATCCCAAGGAGTTTTTTATAATTGGCATCAACACGTACGTCCTGGAGCGCGGACGATCTAAATCAAAATCTCTCACTAGGGAGAGGGCAAGGGATATTTGTATCAAAAGTGTTCGAACTAAGTCTTACTAAAAAACCCCTTGCGGAGATTTTAGTAAGACTTTATAAAACAGGAGTCGAGAACTGTTCTGTAAATGGCCGATAGCCAATTTTAATACTATCGGTTAATTATATTATATACTACTTTCGTGCGAGGTCTGCGAGGAAGTCTGCTGTTCGTGCAGAGAGTTCTTTTATTTGTCGCCACAGTCCTGCAAATTGGATTGCATTGATTTTATCAAGGTGGGGAAGTGGGTCTACCGCTCCGAAGTATCCATTTGATTGTAGGATGTTTGAGAACCTTCTTATTGATCCATCCTCTCTCCATGTAACATTCACAGGTTTTATTTCTAGGTGCAAGTGTACACCTGTTGAGTAGCCTGTTGATCCACAATAACCAATTAAGTCGCCCACCTTTACTTTCTGACCTACCTTCACACTATTAGCCCAGAAGTGCCAGTTTCTTATCTTAAAGTGTTCTTGCTTTCCAGTTTCAGGACAGAAGTACTTTTCTTGCGTTATAATTCCCACACCTAGCCCTCTAGCCTCCTCGGTTGATACTTCTGCTATCACACCTGTTTGAGCAGCGTAGCAAGGCTCCCAGCTCGTAGCATGCAAGTCTAGTCCGTTGTGTCCTTTCATTCTTGAGTACACTGATCTGTATCCATCTGGAGGATTGTGACCATCACATAAAATGATTCTATTACTTGTTGATGCGTTTGGGATGCACGCAAGATTCTCGCCAAACTTTTGATGAATAATTTGTCTTCGCACAGGATTGAGTAAAAATTTCTTCATATTATTGAATTAGACTAATAACTGATAATGCAAAAAGCCACACGAGTATCCAAAAGGCTATCCTACGCACTCTTCTTTTTATTGGTTGATTTGGTTTCATATTATTGTGTTAATGCTGTAAATGCTAACGCACCTATGATTGCAGTTGTGAGAACTGTGGTGATGATAGATTGTGCAATGCTACCCCATTTAATAGTACCTCCAACAATATGGTCTTTTACGGTTTTTTCTAGCTCTTTAAAGTCTTCTTTACTTGCTTTGGTATCAATGCGAGTATTTGCACCTAAAAATCTCCCGTCCATTTCTACTTGGAGATTATTCATCTTACTTTCAATCTCCGTTCGTGGCATATATCCCTCAAGCAAAATCTTCAAAGCTGCTTTAATTTCCGACATGTCACCTTTAATATAGGTGATGTCTTGCATTATTAGTGCTATGTCTTTGTTATCACGATCGTCAGACATGTTATTTATTATTGAGGAACTTAGTGATTTCGCTAGCGATTAATCCGAGAAATACAAGTGTCCCTGTATTCACTACGATATTCCAGTCTAATTGAAAGATATCACCTGTTGATGTTACATATGCGATTATAGCCACAAAAGCCATACCTCCTGCTCGCCATAGTAATGATTTTATTCTGTGTGTTAGTTGTGTGTTCATATTATTCTTAGTTAATGATTAGTCCTCTTAATGTCGCTGTATCAATTACAGAGTCCTCTAGTCCTGCCTCGTATAGTTCTGCGATCGTTAAGTCCTCGTTACTTCCTGCGTTTGT